AATTGATATTTTAGAATATCAGATTGTTAAATATATATAAAAAGAAAAATACTATGAATGCAAAAACTGTATTAAAAAAGTTAATGACTTTACTTCAATCTGAAGAAGTAAATCTAACGTACGCTAAGTTAAAAGACGGAACTATCGTTGAATCACCAACTTTCGATGTAGGAGAACCTTTAGAAGTTGTTTCAGAAGATGGAACAAAATCACCAGCTCCTGATGGAGAACATGAACTAGCTTTAAAAGATTCTGAAGGAAACGAAGTATTGATTAAAGTGATCACAAAAGATGGTAAAATTGAAGAGAGAGAAAACGTAGAATTAGAAGCAGAAGAAACTGAAAAGGCTAAAGAATTACCAGAAGAAGGTGAGAAAGAAATCCCAACTGAAATGAGTGAAGCAACTTACGAAACTGCACAAGGTGATATTCCACAAAGTGGTGATGGCCAACCAGCTGATGTAGATCAGGGTAAGGTTATCGGTACTGATTCTGATGTTTCTAAAAAGATTGAAGAACTTGCATATAGAATCGAAGAATTAGAAAATAAGATTAAGATGCAGGAAGAAAAACCTTTGGAAGAAGTAGTAGATAAAGAACCTACAATCGAAGTTGAAATCGAAAGTGAAGATGAAGAAGAAGATTTACCAAAATTAGATGGTGCTCCAATCGAAGCTGGTATGAAAACAAAGAAACTATCTGCAATCACAAACGATAAAAAAGAAATTAGAACACTATCTGCACAAGAAAGAGTTCTAGCAAAATTATACAAAAAATAAATTTTTCAAAACAAAAAAAAGTAAAAACATGAAAAAAAGACAAAATTTCGCGTTACCTACTTTTACTCAAAACACCTACGCAGGTGAATTCGCTGGTGAGTATATCGCAGCCGCATTGTTATCTGCAAAGACTTTGGATAATAAATTGGTAACCATCAAACCAAACGTTAAGTACAAGTCTGTTATACAGAAGCTTGACGTTTCAGGAATCGTACAAGATGCTTCTTGCGATTTCGTAACATCTGGTTCAGTTGCTCTTTCAGAGAGAATCCTTGAACCAAAAGAACTTCAAGTAAACCTTGAATTGTGTAAGCAAGAGTTCGTTGATTCATGGGAATCTTTACAATTAGGTTTCTCTGCATTCGATACTATCCCTGCATCATTCAACGATTACTTAATCTCTTATGTAGCAGGACAAGTTGCTCAGGCTACTGAACAATCAATCTGGCAAGGTACTAATGTGAATGGACAATTCGCAGGTTTCCAATCTCTATTCTCTGCATCAATTGCAGCAGGTGGAACTGGAGCAGTATTAGCAGCTAAATCTGGTTCAGTAATTATCTCTGGTTCAGTAACTTCAGCTAACGTATTAGATAAGTTGAATTCAGTAGTTGATACAGTTCCTTCAGCAGTTTATGGTAAGGAAGACCTTTTAATCTACGTTGGTACTAAAGTTGCTAAAGCTTATCAACAAGCATTAGCAGGTGGTGCTATCGGAGCTAATGGTTGGAACAACCAATTGAACGTTGGTGAGAAACCATTTAACTTCAATGGTATTGAAATCGTTCTTTGCCCTGGTATGAGTGATGACAAAATTGTAGCAGCTCAAAAATCTAACTTATTCTTCGGTACTGGTTTGTTATCAGACCACAACGAAGTAAGAGTGTTGGATATGGCAAACTTGGATGGTTCTCAAAACTACAGAATCATTATGAGATATACTGCGGGTGTTCAGTTCGGTATCGGACAAGACATCGTTTACTACGGAGCATATTAATTTTAACTAACTAAACAAAAACACTTAATAGTATGGCATGTAACATAACAGCGGGAAGAAACGAAGTTTGTAAAGATAGTATCGGTGGCCTAGCCGGCGTTTACTTCATTAACTTTACAACCGGTTCTTTCACTAAAAACGGAAGTGGTGAAGTAACTGCTTTACCATCTGGTTCAACCGTATATTACTACGAGTTGAAAGGAAATAGCAGCTATACTGAAACAGTTAATACATCGAGAGATAATGGTACAACTTTCTTCTCACAAGAGTTAACTCTTAACTTGAAGAAATTAACCAATGAGATGACAACTCAATTGAAGTTGTTGGCTTATGGTAGACCACAAATCGTTGTATGGACTATGAATGGTGATGCATTGTTAGTTGGTGAAAGAGAAGGTGCTGATATGACAGCAGGTACAATTCAAACAGGTGGAACTATGGGTGACCTTTACGGATACTCTGCAGTATTCACTGGACAAGAACAATTACCAGCAGCGTTCTTATCAGGTTCAACCACAACAAATGCTTTCGCAGGTTTAACATCTCAACCAACAATTGTGTACGGAACTAATTCATAATTCAGTATAGAATTAATAGATGGAGC